AGAAGGTTATGCAGTATACATAGCACACCCTCTTGATGAAGACCCAGATGATAGACTGTTTAGCGCAGATGAAATCATGAGAGCTGATGGACATTTATTTATAATAAAAGAAGTAGTGTTTGAATACACATAAAATACAAAGGAGATAAAACAATGACACAGTATAAACCATACTACAGAAGTAAACCTGTAACAGTACAAGCACGCAAAGAGAAACGTGATGCAACCATAATGACGATAGCCGTAGTAATATTCACAGCATTTGCTATGCTAGGTATTGGCTTTGCCTTCTCAGTATTAGTTCGCTATGTAACTGGTTTGATATTATAAAGCATTGACATTACTATACAAACATGGCACAGTTGCCACATACTTAAACAAATGGAGAATAATATGACTTATATACCTGATCACCTAGACTTCAAAGTAGCATTTGAACCAACAAAAATGCACGATAAGAAGTACGTTATCAATGAAGATACAGGTGAATACCTTGGCATTGTGGGCAACACATTTCAGTGTGCAGCACATGGTGATTTCTTTCGTGGTGTAATGGACACTGCTACACAAGAGCTAGGTGCTGATGCATTAGATGGTGCAGTCAATCAGTTTAGAACAGCACGTAATGGTGCATGGGCTATGCTTGACGTGACACTACCTAACATCAAGACTAAGATTACAACTGACAAAGCTGAGACTGAGATTGGTAACAGGATCATCAGCTTACATGGTATTGATGGGTCATGTAGTAACCAAGTATTCTTTGGTGCTATAGATTTCTTCTGTACTAACGGCATGATTACTGGTGATCACGACAAGGTGCGTAAGAAAAACACATCTAACTTTACTATGGATAGTTTTATCTATGAACTAAATCGTGCTCGTACTGACTTCTTTGATCAAGCTAAAAGGATGCAAGTGTGGGCAGAGACTAGCCTCAAGTTTATCAATGTAAAAGATTTGATTGAGAGTATCATTAGTTCTAAGACTAAGGCTGAGAAGATGTTCAGTTTGTATAATGCTGAGGCTAGTGTGCGTGGACACAACAAGTTTGCATTGTATTCTGCCTTCACTAACTACGCTAGTTACGCTGATGAACGTAATGGTTTCAACCTACGTAACACGGGGCATGATACACAAGCTATCAACATGTGGTCACGTGAGCAAGAAGTATCCAAGTGGGTAAGCAGTAATCAGTTCCGTGTATTGGATGCAGCTTAATGCCTAAGTTACCTAGATATGTACAAGAGAGAGTATCACCTCACGGGGTGATCTCTTACAGATTTAATCCGCCGCAGAACTTAGTGGACGAGGGTGTGGTAGCACGTGAAGAATATGGCACTGACCTCAAGGAAGTGCGTAGTATTGTGAAGGAGTTGAATGCAGACATTGATCATTGGCGTGAACAAAAAGCATTAGTGGTGCAGATAAAGCCATCAAGTAAGGTGACAGATTTGATTAACTATTACTATCAATCTAATGATTTCAATATGTTACGAGACACAACTAAGGTGGATTACAGATACTTCCTAACCATACTTCATCAGACTATGGGTGGTAAGAAGTACGACAGTGTAACAACTAAGGTTGCCAAGCAAGCATATGAAGAGTGGGTTAAGCGTGGTATTAGTTTTGCTAATCATGCTGCAACATGTGCAAGTAGGGTATACAACTACGCTATTGACATGGAACATGCCACACAAAATCCTTGGACTAGCATCAAGCGTAAGGCGTTGCCACAGCGTAAGGTTGTATGGTCACATGGTGATGTTGTCAGGTTTCTTGATTATTCGTACAGCGATTTTGACTACAGGAATGTGGGCTTGATTGTGCACATGGCATATGAATGGTGTCAACGTCTAGGTGACATGCGTACACTGAAGTGGGAGAACATTGACTTGCGTACACAGCGACTAGAGTTAGAGCAGAGTAAGCGTAGGGCAGATGTATCACTACCTATATCAGATGATCTATGCCACATGTTGAATGAACAGCGTAATGACTTTGGCTTTCAAGAGTATGTAGCACCACACCCACGACCTATGGGCGGTAAGTACCAACCATATGCAATGGAACGTCTGTCTAAAGTGGGTAGACGTGTCATGAGATTGGCTAAGTTACCAGAAGAGTTACGTCTTATGGACTTACGTAGAACAGGTGTAACACAAATGGTTGATGCAGGTGTACCAATTGGGCAAGTGATGTCTGTTACTGGACACAATCATGTGTCTTCTGTGCAACCATATATGAAACATACATATGATTCTGCAAATAATGCCTTGACACAGAGAAATGTAAGTGTACAATCGAGTGCAGCGAGTAACATAGAAAGTGATACATAATGAATATACTTAGTATTATAAATGATTTGTCACTTACTAATGGTGAAACAAAGCGTATGACATGTCCTATGTGTAATACTAAGAATACATTTACTGTCACAAACAATATGGGTTCTATTGTATGGAACTGTTACAAGGCTAGTTGTACAGCTAGTGGTGGTACTCGTACTACACTTACTGCTGAGGATATACGTAAGTCATTAGGACATGTTGCAGAAGAGACACATGCTATAAGTTTCTCAAAACCTGAGTGGTTTGTACGAGACTACAAAAGCATAGCAAGCTTCTGCGACACATGGGGTCTTGATGCACAACATCTAGGTCTATTATATGATGTGAAGGAACATCGTGTGGTGTTCCCTGTTGTACACAATGGAGTTATGGTAGATGCTACAGGCAGATCACTTGGAAAACGTATACCTAAGTGGAAGAGATATGGTAAGAGTGACTTGCCATATGCATTTGGATGTGGTAAAACTGCTGTAGTTGTTGAGGACTGCGTAAGTGCTGCCGTTGTAAGTGAGAGTGGTGTATATGTCGGGGTTGCAGTGTTGGGTACGTCATTATCTAATGGACACAAGAAGTACTTGTCGCAGTTCTCATCAGCCATAGTTGCATTAGACCCCGATGCATTACCGAAGACACTGCAATTTGCAAAAGATTTACGTGGTTACATTGATGATGTCAAAGTACTACGACTAGAAGACGACCTTAAATATAGACTGCCATCCGACATGGCTAACCTTTCAACACTAGGAGAATAAAACATATGGAACTATCCCTCATACGTAGCTTGATGGACAAAGATTTCTATGATGATCACAAGGGCGCACGTTGCCCAGACAGATTGTTTAGTAAAGATGTTCGCAAGATCAAGCAAGCAATTGATGCAGCCATGAATACATACGAGCGTAGTATTACACCTGCTGAGATTGAGGCATTGTTTATGTCTAACAACCCAACGCTTACAACTGCACAGCGTCAAGCATACAGTGCATTGTTTCGTCAGGTAAACAAAGAACAACCAATGGGTAGTGATGTAGCACAAGAGGTGTTATCAAAACTATTCCAACAAGTAATTGGTGAGGACATTGCTAACCTTGGCTTTGATTATGTCAATGGTAGTAAGTCTAGCTTAGAACCTTTACGTCAAATGCTTGAACAGTATGGTGACGACTTCACACCTAATCTAAAGGTTGAGTGGGAAGACATTGATCTTGATACTATTATTGCTATGACTGACCTTGAGTCACAATGGACTTTCAACATACCTGTACTTACACGTAAGGTAGAAGGTATTAATGCAGGTCACTTGATTGAAGTAGGTGCTAGACCTAATACTGGTAAGACTTCTTTCCATGCGTCACTTGTTGCAGGTCCTAATGGGTTTGCGTGGCAAGGTGCTAGGGTTGTTGTGCTATGTAATGAAGAAGGCTACCATCGTGTAGCACACAGATACATTACTGCTGCAACTGGTATGGACAAGCATGAGATTGTTAAGAATAAAGCACATGCTATGGCTACCTTCGCTAAGATACGTCAGAACATTATGTTCAAAGATGCAACAGGACGTGATATGAATTGGGTTGAGTCAGTATGTAAGTCATACAAACCTGACGTAGTTATACTTGATATGGGTGATAAGTTTGCACGCACTGCAGGTTTCTCACGTCCTGATGAAGCACTCAAGGCTAATGCAATACAAGCTAGGCAGATAGCTAAACAACAAGAGTGTGCAATATTCTACATGTCACAGTTATCAGCCGATGCAGAAGGTAAGGTTGTACTAAACCAAGCTATGATGGAAGGATCACGTACAGGTAAGGCAGCAGAAGCAGACTTGATGATTATGATTAGTAAGAACCCAACTGTAGAAGGACAAGAAGAAGAAGACATTCAACGACACATCAATGTAGTTAAGAACAAACTATCTGGATGGCATGGCATTGTACACACCGACCTTGAGTACAAGATTGCTAGGTACGTATGTTGATAACGTGGTTAGATGTATCGTTACTGGGGTTGGTTGCAATACTTGCGTTCAATCTCTGGGAACAGAATAGACAAAGAGCATTACTTGAGAATGTATTACGTGATGTATATGATCTAGTAAATAAACATAACTCACTGGCAGATGCCTTCGTAGAATTGGCAAATGACTTTGATGAACAACAGGAGATTAATAATAATGGCTAAGTGGAAAGAGTTTGAGATAATAAAAGAGCATCATGTGTTTGATCCTGTTGAGCGACCTGCACATTACAATCAAGATGGTATAGAATGTATTGATTATATACGTCAGGTGTTAGGCACAGATGGGTTCATTGCCTACTGTCATGGTAACATGATCAAGTATCAGCATCGGTATCGTTACAAAGGTAATGGTGTAGAGGACATGAAGAAAGCTGAGTGGTACGTTAAGAGAATGAATGAGGCATTAGGGGAGAAACATAAATGATTGTATGTAATGTATGTAACCATGAGAAGGTTGAAGGTAAGAAATGCAAAGAGTGTAAGCGTAGAAGTAATGCCTTAACAAATCCTAAAAACAACCCACGTAATAACCCACAAAGAATGTGGGTCAATGGTAAGTATATACCTAAGTCACACCCATTACACAAGGCAGGTAACTACAAATCATTTGGTGATCTAGCCTTTGGTTCTCTTAACAACTATAAACAAATCAAAGAAGGTTATGTGTATGCAATTAGTAACTCTGCATGGCCTGATTGGATTAAGATAGGTATGGCTATTGATGCAGAAGATAGGCTGAGTAGCTACCAAACAAGTTCACCTATGCGTAACTACAGGTTGGTACACTCTGTATACTGTAAAGACCGCAGTGAGTCTGAGCGTTCAGCACACATACTTGCAGCACGTAAGGCGAATATACCTTGGAGTAAACAAGATAATGGTGAGTGGTTTAATATAACTGAGTCAGAAGCTGTTGATATACTAAAGGAGATTGCAGTTGATTGAGGCAACATATATAGATCACATGGGTAGTGACTTGTCTGTAGTTAATGCAGCTCGTGTTAGCTTTGGTAAGAAACACACAAAGTTTCTTGATGGAGATAGTAAACTGATACGCTATCTTGCAGAACATAGACACATGTCACCCTTTGGGCATTGCTTTGCATCCTTTCATATTAAAGCACCAATCTTTGTGGCACGTCAGTTAGTTAAACATAAGTTTCTACGTTGGAATGAGATTAGTAGAAGGTATGTAGACATTGACCCTGAGTTTTATAAACCAGACATTTGGCGTGGGCGTAGCGTTAATAAGAAGCAGGGTAGTGAGGGTGTATTAGAATTAGATAAGATGTATTCATATGGTACATTCGAACACATAGAGGATGTCTTTAAAAAAGAACCTGACAAATATGGGGTGTATAAGGATAGTATAGTACCTGATCTAAGTATACTAGATGAAGTACATGAATGTGATGAAGATGTTATATCCATTTATAAAAAACTTATACTTTCTGGAGTAGCCCCTGAGCAAGCACGTATGGTACTGCCACAGTCCACCATGACTGAGTGGTATTGGAGTGGTAGCTTAGATGCCTTTGCTGATATGTGTAATTTACGTTGCAAGAATGACACACAATATGAAACAAGAGTAGTTGCTAATAAGATTAGTAAAAAACTTCTTGACTTGTTTCCTGTTTCATGGGAAGCATTAAAGGAGAATGATAGATAGATTGGAGTTGGTATGATACTTACCTTAGATGTAGAGAACACAGTAGTAAAAAGAAATGGTAAGCTTCACCTTGACCCATTCGAGCCTGAGAACACACTAGTAATGGTGGGTATGCTAGATGATAACGATAACGAAACAATTGTAACATTCGATCATTCAGAGCAATCACCTACTGCAAATGGGCGGGATATTGTTCAAGATAAATTGGACAAGACCCGTCTGCTTGTAGCACACAATGCACCCCATGATCTACTGTGGTTGTGGGAGTCGGGCTTTACATATGATGGTGACGTATTCGATACTATGCTTGGCGAGTACGTATTACAACGTGGTCAGAAGCAACCACTATCCCTTGAGGCATGTGCAGAACGTTACATGCTAGAGACACAGAAGCAAGACTCATTGAAGGAGTGGCTCAAGGCAGGTAAGTCAGTACGTGACATGAATCACGCTGAGTTATCAGAGTACTTGTCTGCCGACCTTCATGCTACACAGCAATTGTATGATCGTTTGCGGATATCATACGAGGGATGCAGTACACTAGAACCAACCATCAAGCTGACTAATCAGTTAGCTGTACACCTAGCACGTATATACCAACGTGGGTTAAAGGTTGATATGAATGCACTAAACTCTGTTAGAGAAGAGTTCGAACAAGAACGTAACGAACTAACAGTTTCACTTGAGCAGCAGACTGCAGAGCTAATGGGTGACAGACCTATTAACCTCAACAGTCCAGAGCAATTGTCATGGGTTATATATAGTCGTAAGCCACACGATAAGAAGTTCTGGAAAGAATTGTTTGATGATCGTATGCCTGATGCAGAATACAAACGTAATGTAAATGCGTACAGTAGTAAGCTATTCAAACAGAAAGCTAGTCAATGCCGTATATGTAATGGCACTGGCAAAACATGGAAACAAAAGAAGGATGGTACACCATATGCTAAACCAAATAGATGCGTTAGTTGTGACGCTACAGGATATAGTTTTGCTGATAATCATAGTAGGGTGGCTGGGTTAAAGTTCACACCACCTACTGCTAAGTGGATCAGTGCCAATGGTTTTGGTACAGGCAAGGACAATCTATTATTCCTTGAAGGTATTGCAAGATCAAGAGGCATGAAAGAAGCTGAGACATTTTTACGTAATGTACGTAGGTTGTCTGCAGTTGAGACTTACCTCAGTAGTTTTGTTGAAGGTATTGCTAACTTCGTCAAGCCTGATGGCCTACTACATGTACGTTTATTACAGCATCGTACAGGTACAGGCAGACTATCAGGTGCTGACCCTAACATGCAGAACATGCCACGTGGCGGTACATTC